AACTAAAAGTGTTTTAAGAAGTTCTACCCATTCAGTACTAACTTTAAAAGGGCTATCACTACTATCTAAAATAACAAACAAAGTAGTCATAAATGTTAAGTAAAGCAGTGTTAGCGGTCTTGTGTTTTTGGATAACCAACTATCAGAAGTCATATCGCTATTCCATCTTTCAGTAACCTGCTCCATTTCTAGTATATCCATTTTAAGCAGTTCTAACGCCTTTTCTTTTTCAAATGGGGATAAACTATTATCTTTAGCTATTAAGTTCTTTAAAACGCCTAAAAAGCCCTTGTCAGGCAGTGTATGGGCTAAATTCTTAAATAAACCTTTTTCGCCTATTAGAAACTTACCTACTTTAGTATCTTTAAATGGCTTGCTCATAAGTTCGGATTTGTAACTGTATCAAAAACAAATATATGTTTAGTTCATTAAATGGGTAATCTGCATTTTTAGGATAGTAAGATATACCACCTATAAACGAAGTAGGGAATAAAAATATAATTGCTATACTCAATACGTCCATATTACGCCTTGTGTCTTGTCTTGGTCTATGTCAGCGTGTATAAAAGTATTTCCTACTCCTATCCTACTGAAACCTACGTCCAAAAGGCAGTTAATTAAATCAAATCTATCTGTACTCTTTTTACAAGCTATGTCTACTGCTAAACCTTTTAAATGGCTACTTGTTTCTACACCACCTACTGCTTCGTTATGCGCAGGTGTTCTAAATCCACTATTGATGTGTATGGGTTTGTCAAATTTGTCTCTAACTTCGTCTAGCATTTCTAGTAAAGTCTTATCCATCATCTGACCACTACCTTGTACATCAGGGCTATCAAACTCGCTATAATTAAAGTATCTCACTTTTTCTTTTTTAACTCGTACCACTTTTGGACAGTATAGCCAATAGTAACTACTAATAAAAGTATCTTTAGGCTATCTTCTAATATATCCATTGTACTAACTGTAATAGCTGATAAATTTAATACGTAAAGTTTAAACGAGTTTAAGTCCATAATTAAAAGTTTCTACCTAAAAAGGTATGTGAACCATTACCCTCTACTGTAATTTCGTAAGAAGCCCAACCGTAAGGACTGCTTTCTAAATCTTGCCAAAGCACATCTACACTATACTTATCAGATGCAACTCCTTCTGTTTCTATTTCACCTTGTTCATCGTATGTAGGCTCTTCAATCAACAAATGACCTAGATGTACAATAGTATGCCCACCGTCTAAATAACTTTGTTCTGTTAATTCATCAGTTGTATGTAGCAAATTAGCTATTTTTTGTTCTGCTTGCTCCTTTGAGTTAAACTCGTATTTCTTAAATAATTCCATTAGCTTGTAAGTTGTTTAAGTTCTGCATTAGTTAAAGCTGTGTCAAAATAAATAGCTTGGTATATTTTTCCTTGCCATTTGTTGCCACCATCTTTGTTAGAAAACTTAAAACTTTCTAAAGTAGTTGATGGAGTATAGCTTATACTTGTAGTAGTGGCATCATTACCATCATAGCTTACTCTTATTTGACTTGAAGAATATGCAAAAGCTATTTTTATTCTTGTATTAGCCTGTGTGCTTCTTACTGTTACAGCTTCAGTACCTGCACTTGACAAAGTTAACGCTCTCCAATTCCCACCAAAGTTATCTATCAAAATTCTATCTGTTGCTGATGTTTGGTCTGTTAATGCAATACGCTCATAACTACCAGATGTAGATACTCTTGGCACTTCTACATCTACAAACAATGTACCTTCGCTTGTATTTAACACATTTTGTAGGCCACTATTTATAAAGCAAAAATCTGCTGTCCTTGTAACTGCTGAACCGCTTGTTGGTATATAGCTTGTTGGATAGCTTCCTGCTTCTATTTGACCACCCCAAACATAATAATTATCCCCTGATGAATAACTACCGCTAAAATAAATCGAAAACTGTAAATTTGTTCCATTTGATGTAAAATTAAAAGAAACTCTATACCAGCCATTTGGGTATTCTTCTATTTTTTTATTTGTTGCATTTTGACTTGAAACCTCTGTGCCGTCTGATAAATCTACAATTATATTTGCCCCTGCAAAACCTTCTTGTATTTGCAATATATTGTGCGTACCTGCCTTTACAAACACTGAAAAATTATGTGTAGCATTTGATGAAGTCGTAGAAAATCCCTTAAACACAACCGCAGTTCCTGATGTGGTTGCTTGTACTTTTGCACCCTCATTTGTTCCATTTGGAGCAATAGCATCATTGTTTGTAGTTGATACACCATTAAGCGTATAACCTGTAAGCGAATTATTAGGGGAAACAAAATTAGTCCTACTAGGTTCTAAAAGTAAATGTGGGTCTTGTGGGTTTGTAGGGTCATAGTTAAGTCTTGCTTGGTCTGCTACTACACTTTCTATAAGTCCGTCTTTGTTTACTCTTGTAGCATCTGCATCTACTGTAACCGTAAAGTCTCCATCTCCATTACTAGGCACAACAGAATACAGCTTATCATCTGCTGCCTTATATCCGCTTGGTATTTGTACTAAACTTGCTTTTTGGTATATACTCATTATAATATATTTTGTAAATTCTTAATTATTCCACTTGTGCCTTCTGCTACACCACCGTCTAAAGTAACTCTTGCGCTAAAGTCTATTGCGTTTCCTATTGCGTTTGTGTGTATTGTTTGTGCAGCTTCGTTTATATAACCTGCATCATTAGTCCATTGGCTGTTGTTACCACTTTTATTTGTTAGTGTGTCGGTTGTTGAAGCAGTAATAAAACCATAAGAGTTATCCCACCCTGTATTACCGTCTGTTATATAACCTGCTCCGTTTGTTAGTTGGTTATTGTTTGTTGGTATTGTAGGCTTGTTTAGTATTTCTGCATCTCCACTTGTAGCGTTCCAATCAGCATTTACATTAACCTCTGCACCTTCTGCAATAGTTCCTAGTTTAGTAGATGAAGTGCTATCAAAACTAATCTTTGCGTTGTTAGTAGTAATATCTGATGCTTGTTGCGCTGTTATGCCCACTTTAGCATTGTTAGTAACAATATCAGCAGCCTGCTGTGTCGTTATTCCTACTTTTGCGTTATTAGCCGTAATGTCTGATGCCTGCTGTGTAGTTATACCAACTTTAGCTGTGTTAGCTACTATTGCATCTGCTTGACCTGTTGTAATACCAACCTTTGCATTATTTGTACTTATATCACTTGCTTGTTGTGCGCTTATAGTTGTTGTGTCTCCTGCTAAAGCAGTTGTAGATGTTGTGCCTAATTGTAGTAAAGCAGTATCTCCTTCTAACGCTGTGCCTGCACTTGTACCTAGCACCATACTAACTTTAGCATTGTTAGCCGTTATATCATTAGCTTGTTGTGTGGTAATACCTACTTTGGCGTTGTTTGCTGTTATATCGTTTGCCTGTTGTGTAGTGATACCTGTTTTAAGAGTATTAGCAGCTATTTCATTTGCTTGTTCAGTAGTTATACCCACTTTAGCATTATTCGTTGCTACGTCGCTTTCTATTGTGTCAAGGTCAATAGCTTGACTAACTGATATATGTCCTAGCTTTGTAAGGTTTGCAGCGGTTGTATATTTGTTTGTACCCTCGCTGATGTCGTCAGTATCAAGTACTACTGTACCTGTTTGGCTGTTTACACTACTAACAGCAGTTGCACCACCTGCTCCAATATTAGAACGTATAGCAGCCTTGTCATCTTCTGAAATTGATGTAGCTGATACTAAACCACTTGTTACATTTGTAGTATCTGTAACATCTGCATTGTCCTCTATTCCTGCAAGTTTTGAAGCATCATTAGTAGGATAAGAATTTTTAGCAGTATTAGCTACTATTGCGTTTGCTTGATTTGTGGTTATCCCTACCTTTAAAGTGTTGGCTGCAATCTCACTTGCTTGCTCTGTTGTTATCCCTACCTTACTGTTATTGGTTTGTATGTCGCTAGCCTGTTGTGTGGTAATTCCTACCTTTACCGTATTAGCAGCAACAGCACTATTAGCCTCTACTTTAGCATCTGTATAGTATTCATTACTACCCTCTGCAATATCATCAGTATCAAGTACTACACCTCCTGTTTGGGTGTTTACGCTTGTAACAGGATAAGGTACATTAGTAAGTTGTGAACCATCTCCTACAAAAGCATTGGCAGTAACAGTAGCATTAGCAGCAATATTACCACTATTATCTAGTGTAACACCTGTGCCATTACCCTTACCATCCGTTATTTCTTTTGCAGATGAACCAACCTCGTTGTTATCAGTTGTTTTTAGTAACCCCTGATACGTTTGGTTTATTTGCTTTCCTTCTAATGTTGTACCCATTTAGAAACTTTTGTAATTTAACTAAATTCTTTTCTTTTGGTTTATACATTCTCATAAAACCCACCCATTAAATAAACTATCCTTGTCGGGGTATATATCATCGTCTGAATTATTTTCATATTCAGGATATAAATTACTGTTAAAACTCATATGGTCTATAAACCTTGTTGTATAATACTCTGCTAAATTGCGTTCTTTTTGGACAATAAAGTCCACTTCATCTTTACTAGGTGTTTCAGAGTTTTCGCTTGTGTGCTTAAATAGTCCACCGTTTTTAAGTTGATAAGCTGAATAAGGTAAATACTCTACCATAGCAAAGTGTATAAGCATAGGTGCAAGGTATTCATCTACTAAAGTTAAATAATCGCCTGTTAATGTATCTCCTATGATATCAGATTGTAATTTGTCATACAATTTACTTCCTGTATAGTTTCTTACGTGTACCTCTTGGGCTATTTTAATAAACTGAATAAACTTATCTGTATCTACATTACCATCCAAGATACTATTTTTTACAAGGTCAGTTCTATTTATAAATAATGCTGTTGCCATATCTTAATTTTTAAAACCCATTTTATTCCAATAAGCTGCTGTATAACCTTTGTACTTCATATCTTTAGGAGCAACAGGTACTTTTTGTGCGTTAGTTTCAGGCTTAAATCCTTGACTTTTAGCTTCTGTTGTACTAATTACACTACCTAGACTTTTAGAACCTTCCTTGCGTGCGTAAATGCGTCTAAACCATTTGTGGTTACATCTCGCTCCGCCTTTGTATAGCCATACAGAATAAGTATCTGAACCACCTTTGCCAAAACCTGCATTAACAACTTTAGTAGTCATAGCGTTTATATCTTCTTTACGATATACCTTTTTAGCACTTACCATTTTCTTGCAAAACTCCCTAGATGTGTCTTTAGTCTTTGCAGGGTTGTACATATATCTAACTAAATATGTTTTGTCCTCTTGACCTTTTTGTTTACTCTTACCATCTTGTTTGCTTTCACTATACGGCTTTGCGCTTCCTGTACTAGCTAGATTAGTTTGCTCGTTTAATTCCTTAATCTTTTGGTTAAGGTCATCGTCATTGTCATAATCTACTTCCTGTTCGTCTATAACCTCAAAGTCCTTTAGTAGTTCTTCTTCGTCTTGTCCTAAATCTATAAGCGCATCAGCAATATCTGTGTCTACAAACTTATCTAAATCACTAGCTAACTTTATACCTGTTTCTTCTTCTTTTGTTTCGTCATCTACAAGGTCATTGTCAATCTCTGTAAACTCTAAAGGTTGCAACGTCTTGAAATATAAGTTGAGAGATATACCGTTAAAAGCTAGTATCTTGTCAAACGCTTCTAGTAGTAAGTTTTGGAATGGTCTAATAACGGTGTTATCCATTAGTATAGATGCAGTCTTTAACTCCTCTGCGTTGTTTCCAAGCCCTGTATTGTCTTTAATACCTAAAAGCATAGGAGATACTACCCTGTGCGATACAAGTATCTTACGACTGCTCTCATCACTTAAAAATTGATATTGGTTATGTGCATCACTTAATTGTACGGGGTCTATTGTAGCTGCTGTTTCAGGGCTATCGTTAAATGATAGTATAAACTTACCTGCATTACTACTTCCTGAAAACTTATCATAAATACGTCTTTCTATCATCTCTCTTTCTTCTGCACTAGGAGTGCCAGAATTAAAGTTGATAAGCATACTAGGAGATAGTCCTGATTGTATGTTGTTTATGTGAAAGTTAGATATTTCTTCTTCAAGGTCTGCATATTGTAAACCACCTTGATAGTCAGGGGTAGCATAGTACTTGTAACCTGCTCTGTAAGGCTTAACGTAAACAATTTCAATAGCTTCATTACTCATACCAAAAGCAGGTATACGCTTGACTTGGTTAATACGGTTGTATTTAGCCCAATCACTAGAATAGTAATATGCTTCTATCTCTCCTTTATCGTTGCACTTTTCAGCAGCTAGTTGTTCAACAGGTATATGCTCAACCCTTGCTATCTTTTTTCTATCCTTACTATAAATTACCTGCATACTACATTGACCAAATAGTTTAAGGTCTGCACATAGTTTACGTGTACAGTCTTTGTGTAGTAGTGTAATGGCTTGTGCGTAAGCATCGGGCTTTCTATTGCTGTCAGTAGCATCTAAACCTTTGCCATATATCATCTCACTAATACCGTTTATAACAGCATTGTTTGTAGGGCTACCATTATAACGGTCAATTAGGTACTGAAAGTAAGAGTTTTTATCTCCGTATGTTACAAAAGCCTTATTCTTTTTTTCTTCAATAGTAGGGCTTACATAGTTAGATAATGTTAATGCGTGTATCATAGTACTATATAATTATTGTCAAATGTATTGTTTGACTTGTATTCGTTTTTGTTAACAGAATAGTATTTGTTTTGTGTTTGGTCTACATCTTGGTCAGTACAAAATATCCTATCTCTATACACAAGTAATGTAATACCCTCGTCATCGTTCCAAAGTTTTTGTTCTAGTTGAAATTGTGAAAGTGATTGACCCCATACATCAGGGTCTCTTGTAAATTCTAAATCATAAAACCTACCCTCTACTAAAGTAAATGAGTGTGATAGCGTTAAATAATCCCCATCTTGTGTAAAAGTAACATCAGTAACAGTTGCAATATTTGTAGTGTCATCTCTTACAATCATAGCTGCTTCTGTGTAGTATAATCGTGGAATAAACTTAATTATTTGTGCATCAGTACTTGTTGTGAGTATTCTCATATAAGTATAACGCTAAAATGTAAGAATTTGTAATAAAAAAAGAGAGGTGCTAATGCACCCCCCTTATAATCATAATCAAAAAAAAACTTATACTCTATGCAAATATATAAAAAATATATTAAGCAGGAGTAATAGGTGTTGTAGCACTTTCGTCAGGTGCTGTTGCAAAGAATGGTGGATTAACCTCACTAGCTACTGCTGTAAGAGTAAAGCCTTGTAAATCCCCTGCTGCTGCTCCTGTTACAATAGTACCACCTGTAACTTCTGCACCGTTGTCTTTTCCTACTAACAAGTATTTTGTAGTACCTGTACCGTCAGGATATAGTTCAACAACATAGTGCGCTCTACCTCTGTTTAAGAGTTTTATCTCCTCTTGTGTTGCGACATCTAGGTTTTGAAAAGTAATATTTAGAGTACTTTCATAAAAAGTAGTTCCATTTTCTCTACTTGATGTTACGCTTGTCTCTAAAGATGTTTGACCACCTTTGACTTCAAACTTGAAAAATTCAGCACTTCCATCTGACGGTAATGTTACTGTACCTGATGAAGGGCTTAACGCTGCTATTGCTGCGCTATAATCAAGAATATATACATTTTTGATACCTGCATAAGCCGTCTTACAGCCTATGCCTCTACCTTTTGTTATTGCACAACTCATATTTATTTATTTATTAAAAAAGGGCAGGTAGGCATTTACCTAACCTACCCCTTTTATGTTAGTTAATTATTAAGCGTAAAGTACTACATCAGAACCTACACCTATCTGTACACCTGCTGTGTAGCGCATCACTACACGTACATTGGTATCTCCTAAAAATTCAGAGGTGTCTATAACACGTACCTCATTTCTATCATTTAGCAAACCTGTGCCAAAAAATAAATTTGACGCTTGTGCAGCTACAATTGTGTTATCTCCTAGTCCACCTGTTGCGAACAATTTGATACCTTGAAAGTTCATCTCTGTTTGACCTACGTTATATAATTCTCTATAACCTAGTGCAGCTTGTGCAGCGATATACTTTTTAGCTACGTGCTGTGAGATATAGATAGTTAAATCTTCTTTTCCATATACACCGCTTGGGATAGCATCTACAACCTTTGCAAGTTCGTCAATTACGTTACCTGCTGTAATAGTTGTACCTACTACATCTACTACATCTGTGTCAGCAGCAGCAAGAGTAACAAGTCCATCAAAAGAACCCTCTCCTGCACTACCTGACCAAATAGATGTTTCAGTTGCGTTAGCTACTTCAGCAGCAACTCTAGCAATAACATAGTCAGAAAATAAAGGTGGCAATTCGTCAAAAGCACTAAAGCCCATTTGAGCAGCTTCCCAATCTGCGTGCAATTCTTTCTTACAAATCTGTAAGTTTACTTGCAATTCAGCAGGAGTAAGTACTTTCTCTGTTAGTGTCAAAGTAGAAGTGCTATCGTCAAAATCGCAATCTGCTGAACGTACTAAATCAGAAAACGCTCCTACTTTCATAGCAGCTTTATATTTAATGTTAGGAAGGATTGATACAGCACCTTCGTCTAGTGTTTTAGCGGATAACAAGGCAGCACCTAGATACTTACCTGCAAACTCTCCACTATAACTTGAATTTGTAATTGTTGGGTTTGGCATTTTATTTATTTTTAGTTGTTAATTTTAGACATTATCTTATCAAGTGTGCTTGGTTTTCTGTTTTGTGCAAACTTAACTCCGATATTGTTATTTTTTTGTTCTGGGTTATGAGCAATAGGTTCAGCAGCAGGTTCTGACAACTCCTCTTTTACTTCGCTAGGTAATTCCTCTGATAATTCTACTTCTGTTTCTTCGCTCATTTCTTCTTTCTTCATATCCTCAATCATAGCTTTGATTTCAGATACTGCTTCTGCTAGTTCTTCTTTAGTAACATAGCCTAAATCTTCAGCTTCTACTTCTTCTTCAGCAGGTGCTTCTTCTTCGTCTAGGTCTTTGATTTCAGCAATAATGCCTTCTTCTGCTACTACTAGCATCTTACCATCTTCCATAGTATAATCGCCAACAGGCAATGCTACTTTGTCATCTTCGGTAACTATAAATATTTCTTTACCTGCTTCAAACGCTTCTGCTTCTAAAACAGTACCGTTTTCTAGCTTTGCAGTTGCTAGTTCTACCTTCTCTTGTGCTTCAACATCATTCACAATGTCAATAGCTTCTTCTCCAAGAAAGGTTTTAATCTTATTTAACATTTCGGTTGCTTTCATATAACTATAACTATTTATTTAACTTATTTTACATTTTTAAATTTTACCAATGCCTTGATTGATTAGTTTACCTTTACAGCATTTAGTACTGTAAGTGTTTTTGTCAGCACATAAACATCCACGTTTACTGCTTTTAGGACTTGTTCTTGATACTGTTAAATCTTTCATCCTTGCCCTCTATTTTTTTTCTTATATAGCTTACTGCCTTTTATACTACTCATTTTAGTTTTAGCGTGTACACCCTTGCGCCTTACTTTAGGCTTCTCAATCTTACCTATTTGTATTTGTTTAGCCATTAATCTAATTTGTGTTGCTCACAAGGCATAAACCAAGTCTTACCTTCATACTCGTGTTCGTGGTAACTCTCACAACCTATATCCTGTGCTGCTTTTATTGCTAGTTCTTTAGTGGAGTATGCTAGTCTATCATCTATAATAGCCATAGTGTCGCTTACTACTTCGCTCAACTCTAACAAGCCTAATTCTTTTAGTTTGCTTTCTGACCATCTCTTGGCAGCTTTACCACCCCACAACAAGTAGGATATAGTACCACAGGCTTTAGTATCTCCTTCATCGTAATACTCCTCTGCTCTTGACAAATAAGAGTACATACGTTTAATGGTTTCTATGCTGACAGGGCGTCCTGCTGACAGGGTGGCTGCGCGAATTTTCCCCACGTCAGTTGAACACTTGTTGTTTATCTTTTTGTTTAGGTCTATGCCTCTTTGTGCGTTGTTCTTTACTGCATCAGGATAGTCAGAGTAGCTTTCCAATTCTTCTTTCTTGCCGTCTTTATAGCGTTTGTCATCTCTTACAATTCTACGTATATAAGATAGCATCTCCTCTGCTTCTTCTTCTTCAAAGTCATTTAAAGGTTCTTTAGGTCTTTCCATCTTGTCTATGAAGTACCCCTCTATCGAAAAGCCACGCACTTTTTTCGTTTTCACATACGTTTGCCAAACTTCATCGTTGTTTACTTTGACTACACCCATCCAAGTACCCACAGGAACGTTTAAACCGTACTTCCTAGACTTATCGTGTGTTTCATCTTCTACTAGCCAACTCTCTACTAGCGTAAGCCCATTTAAGCTGTGTTGGTGTTCTAGTGTGCTGTTGTTCTGATTGCCTTTCATAAGGTACATTTCAGCAGCCTTACGGATAGTGTCTTTAGAGAAGTAAATATAATACTCATCTTCTCCTCTACGTCTGTATATAGGTTTGTTAGGAATAAGCAAAGCACCTACTAATAGTTGTTTGTCAACTTCTGCTAGTTGTACTTCTTCATTTTTTAGTGCAATAAAGTCTTCTTCAATGGCAGGGTTTTCTACAATAGAGATAGCCTCTATACCCTCTACACTATTTTCGTCTAAAATAAGTTCGACTATCCTCATATAACTATAACGTTTATTTTTTATATTTTACTATATTGATGCACCCTCTACTATATTACGCTCTAAACTTTGTGCAGTTGTTACGTCTTGCGATGTTACAAACGCTTTTATAGGTCTTTCGTTTTGCCCTGCTATTGTTTCTGCTAATTGGTTTCCTGCTCCTGCTCCTACTATATTAAATGCAGGGGGTTGTGGTGCGCTTGGTCTGCTTGGTGCACTTACGCTTGGTGTACCCCCTCCACCTGCTGTTTGTGGTGTTTTAGTAGATGTTATAGCTTTAACATTTGCCATACCTGCTACTGTCGCTGCTGCCGCTGCTGCAAAACCTAATGCAGGACCAACAACAGGAATTTTAGCAAGTGAAGCATAACTATCTTGTGCGCCCTGATAAGTAGATATTAAAGCACTTGCGACCGCTGCTGCCTTACCTGCTGCTGTTTCCTTGCCTAAATTAGCTGATAAACCCGCTAAACCTTGTTGAGCATAAGCAAGTTTTTGGTCTTGTGTCATTTTAGCCCAAGTAATCTCATTATCAGCAGCTTGTTCGTTTAAGCCATTTATTTTGCCATCAAAGTCTTTTTTAAGAGCAATAAGCATTTCATTCTTTTGTGCTTCGTCTGTTATCTCTCGTTCTATAAGTAGCTTTTTAGCATCATAGTCTTGTTGTAACTCTAACCTTTCTATCTCACGTTCTGATTTGCCTATAAGTGCTAATTCGTTTTGTAAGTCTGTTTGTTCTCTTAATAGTGAGTTAGTGTTTGTTTGTTGCTCACTTCTAAAGCCTGTGATTTGCGCTTCTATACCTGCCCGTTCATTTAGTGCTTCTTGGTAGGCTATTTGTAAATCTATATTCTCTTTGTTTTTAGCTAATTCTGCTTTTGTTTGTTTTACTCTTGCATCGGCATTAGCCATCATAGTTTTCTCCTGTTCGTCTAGAAGTTTACCTAATTCTTCATTAGCTTTTATACGTTCTTCAAAACTCTTACTTTCATCATCTCTTGTTTGACGTAATTGTTCAGCTTGTCTATCATATTGTTCAATTAGCCCTTGATTAGCCACCTCTGCTTTTCTAGCTTTTTTCTCTAATTCTACATTTGCTGCTGCTGCTTCACCTACTTCTTTCACATATTTAGTAGTTGCTTTTACTGCCTTTGTTACACCATTCGCAACCTTGTCGAAAGTACCCTCTACACCTGTGTATATCTCGATATATTCCTTACCTGCATTTTTTACATCATCTAATGCACCTGCAAAATCCCCTGCAAATACTTTTTTAACAGCACTAGCAATAAATCCTAGACTATCTAAAAAACTTTCAATTCGTTCCTGTATGTTTCTTTTAAAAGCATCAGCAAAATCTATAAGGGATTGTTTGGGGTCTTCAAATATAGCTTTAAAAAAATCTGTTACTACACTAGTATTATTTATAACAAAATTGGCGAAGTCATTAAACGCAATAGATATAAACTCAAATGCTGTATTAAACGCATCTGCTACTACTTGGTTTTGTTCAAATATTTCTTTTAGTTTAGCAAAGGCAGCAATAGCCAAACCAATACCTGCTGCTTTTAAAGCCGTACCAATACCCCTTACACCTTTAGCTGTGTCTTTAGATGCGCTTTCAACTCCCTTTAAGCCTTTTTCTGTTTGCTTATTACCTTTAGCTACTTCTTTATTTAAATCTCCAACCTCTTGGGATAAATCCTGTATGCCTTTTAAGGCTTTGTCAGTTTTTGCTTCTAGGTCTATAATTATTTTTTCTGCCATTTCGCTTCTCTTTTAATTTTTTTACCTGCACCCATTAAACCACTAGGCAAATGATACTTACCTTGTGCTATACGGATATTCTCTGTTTCTCCTTTTGCTAATTCTAATAAGTCTAGAATATTCTTAATCATAAATCATTTATTAGTTCTATGTCGCTTTCCCCTGTAAGTAGGTTTGTGCTTATGCTGTTTATCTTGTATTGGTTTCCCGCTACTATAAACCTATCCCCTAAACCATAGTTAAGTAAGATACGCATAGGCAAATAAGCCTTTAGCTTTGTTAGTCTTTGCTTGGTGTTAAATACACTAGATATATAATTAGAATAGTTTGTAAATAATGTTTCTGCAAAACTCGTATCTAAAGTCCATTCGTTAGTTTCTCTATTAAAGTTTAGTTGAAAATCATTAGTAGCTGAATTGTTGCTTACGCTATTAAAAGGTAAGTTTACTGATGTTAAGTTCTTGTGGTCTGTTGCTTCGTTGTCAGCGTTTAATTCATCAACAAAAGATATATCGCCTGTGCTAACTAGGATAGGATAAAAAAGCAAAGGACTACCCAAATAAGCATTTTGGCTTTTATCTACGTTATAACCCCATTGTATGTTTAACTGTGAACCATCATCAGCATCATTTAAACGCTCATATAGTAAATGACCAAAAGGTAACTCAACTTTATATAATTGCCCTGCTAATGCTGTTT